GTGCAGAACCTTTTACACTCTCATAGGTGCTTCCGACAGAAGTCAGGGACGTAATGAATTTTAAGTTTCCATCTTCCGCCATTGTTCCAAACGCTAAAGCAGCAAGGTTTAACGCTTCCTGTTGATTCGTACAGTTTCCGATATCTGCCACGATAGAATCAATGACCTGCTTCTGTGTTGCCCCTCCATTCTGCCATGAAGTAAATAATTCCTGTGTTTTTGTAGAAAAAGAACCAATGGACTCTCCAAGTGTTCCATCCACAAGACGGGTAGTCACTTCATTGATGGCATCGTTTACCTTGTCAAGATTATACGCACCATTCTTCAAGCCATTGTCCAGCAATTGGAAATACTCCGATGCCGAATATCCCGCCTGAGAAAACTTTCCTGCATATTCACTCAGGTTATCTCCTAACTCATTTGTTTTATCCAAGCCATTCTGTGTACCAACTACGATATAATCCATCGCTTCCTGTGCAGTTAAACCATACTGCTGCATTAAGGAATTCACACCACGAAGCGTTTCATTCATATCAATTCCATACAGTTCATCCAACGTAATGGCCTGCTGTGTTAAATTTGTAAGGTCTGTTTCACTCAGATCACCCAAGTTCTTTTTTACCATAAGGACAGCATCTGCCACGCTGTCCATGCTTTCTCCCACACCATCCGAATACACAGATTTAATAACATTTGCCGACTCTTCTGCTGCCTGTCCGGTTTCTCCAAAATACGCATTTACTTTTATGACCGCATTCTCTGTTTCCGAATAAGCATCCATTGCTTTTGTTCCGATGTCCTGAATTTTATCTCCTACAGCAGAAAGCTGATCTGCAGTCTGCATCAAGGCAGCACCTTTTGTATTTTCCGCAATCTGCCCCACATCCTCGGCAGTATCCTGAGCTGCATCCCCTGCCTGCTTTAATTCTTCAATCAGATTTCGGATAGCTTCTCCATCATCAACCGTATCCAGCGCATCGGTCAGTTGACGGATATCTGCTTTCCCGCCTGTTGCAGACTTTCCAATTTTCTCGATGGCTGTCTTCATTTGATCTGAATTGGCAGTTCCATTTTTAATCGCAGATACTAATTTACTCCCAAGAACATCCGCATAATCATCCACTTGTGTTCCTGTCGAAGAAAATAATTTTTCCAATCTTGCCGTATTGGAAGAAAGACGGTCTTGTTCCGTTTGGAGAGAGGATAAATCATTTTTATACTGATTCAGCTTTCCTCGTGTTTCCTCTATCTCTCTTTGAAATGCCTGATATTTGTCCTGACCTATATCCCCCCTTTGAAAAGCTGCCGTAACCTGCTCCTGTGCAGATTCCAATGCTTCCAATTTGTCACTTGTCTGACTAACCGCTTGCGAAAGTAACTGCTGCTTCTGTGCCACTAATACGGTATTTGATGGATCGAGTTTCAACAATTTATTTACGTCATTGAGGGCAGACTGTGTCTTAGTAATTGAAGAATTCACGCCACGTAACGCTTTATCAAGGCCTGTGGTATCTCCTCCAATTTCAACTGTAATGCCCTTAATCCTATTTCCCATGTCTGCACCTCCTCCCAAAAAGACATAAAGAAAGCCCGGATTTCTCCAAGCATGAAAAAAGCACCGATTCTTTTTCTGAACCGATGCCATCTTACTATTTTGTTTATTTCTTTTTACATATCAAATCATAACTTTCCGCAATCATGCGTTTAATATCAGTATCCGGTATTGTCCCATCTAATATAATAGAATTCCAGTGTTCTTTATTTTGATGATATGCCGGAATTACTGAGAAATATGTATTTCTCCAAAAATCTCGCCATTCCGGATCTACCTTTACATTTACCCATATATGTCCTTCCCTTTCATAAGTCCATGCAAAAGCTCTTTTATTTTTTTCATACCTTAGCAATACCCAGTTTGGATCATGAAATGGAGTATCTACATATACGTCTGAAAATGTTAAACCATACTTTAAAATTTCCTCTCTTTTAAGCACTCTGACCTCTCCTATTTCACCTAAAATAAATCAATTTGCATCCAAATCATAAAATCCATTTTCTTAACTGAACCAATTCATATTTTTTTGATTTTTAGTTCATCGACTGTTTCTAAAGAAAACGCCTATTCAGTTCTTGAAGTAATTCTTTTGTTAGCTTATACTCATTATTCACCGTTTCAGGTATTACCGAATCAATTCCACAAAATGGACATACAGCCGTCTGTCCATTTTCATCATCTATCCATTCATGAATTTTTTCCGCATCAAAAATGCGATTACAATAGAAGCATCCACATCTCTTCACCGATTTTATCTTTCTATAATTCTCAAATGAATAATCATGAATTCTACTTAAATTTAGCATATATCCCTTTTTTTTCAATAACAATGTTCACACACTTCCAACCAATCTTGCAAATCTATTCCCTCTATACTATATATAATAACTTTATCCCAACGTTCTTCCAAAGATTTTCCATTAAAAACACATGCTTCTACCAGTTCTTTTGCTGTTGCAAATTCACATCCATCTTCTACGTCACAATATCCAATCCAATAAGGTTTTTCAAATTGCGGTAAATATCCTAATATGTGCTCCCTCTCGTCTTCGTCATCACTAAAATAAAAACAAGTTTCGTCAATATTCTTTCCTGCTTTTAATTGTCTATAGAAAAATTCCCACTCCATCTCGCTCCTATATAATTTGTAATTACAATTGAATTCATAGTTTTTCATAAAAAGTATATCAAGAAAAAACTATGAATTCAATAATTCTCTAAAACTTATCGAAGTCTTCCTGACTGGCCAAGCGCTTATATTTCACACTGTCATTAGCTTTTTCTGTCCACATATCAATCACCAAACCAATCGTCAAAAAATCTAAATCCACAATAGAAATTCCTATTTCCGTACATCGCAGAAGGAACAGGGGCGTTGTCATCTCCCGCTCACTTCTGCCAAGCCTTTTTTTGCTTTGATATCCGTAGCCACATTGTCTCCCCATAATTCCAAAATTTGTGGCAGCACCTCATAAATGGAAAACATATCAAACTGGTCGAGCCATTCTTCTATCGTAGAAGGTATACTGTTATCCGCATGGTATGCCATGATATACGCCACATTTTCAAAAATTTCCAGATCATCAATCTGAAATTCTGCGCCATCTTTCTGTGTTCCAACATACGATTTTTCCAGTTTGCTCAAATCTTTAAAGATATCTCTTTTAAATTTTGCCCTGTATAATCGGGGAATTGTCGCCGAAGAACGAAAAGGAATCTTTTTTCCACAGATTTCTATTTCTCTTTTAATCATGCCATTCCGCCTCCTTCTTCCGTTGGTGTGTACACCGTTTTATACCATTCTTTATAGGTTGTCTCATCCGTAGTATCTCCTGTTCGTGCTTTCACCAAACCGTCAGACCGTGGATCTGCCGTAATAGACAAGGTTTCCGTTCCCGGTTCAATTGTATCTTCTTTTGTTTCAGATTCAATAGACGGTCGTGAAGCACTGCAATTATAAAGGACGTGCCTGATTGCATTAATATCCCCATCAAATTCAAATAACAGGGCAAATTTTACACTTTCTGCAACGGAACTATTCTCTACCAACACTCCCTTTGCATCCAGCTTTTCTTGTAAAATTTCTGTTCTAAACCATTCTGGAATCAGCGCCATTTCTAAATCTCCGCTATAACCATTGTTTGTCACAGAACGGAAATATACGATTCCATCTGCATAAAACGGACTGGATTCTCCTTCTGCGTCCAGACTGATACTGACAGCTCCCGGAATAGCCTTTGGTACACCATATTCAAATTTTGCACTTCCCCCTTCTTCCTTTTCTGTCAGCTTTGCCGCATGAACATTTTTCAAATTAAACTTTACTTTATTTCCCATTGCTATACCTCCAATTCGTACAACACTTCATACAATTTTTCTGATTTGATATATGTTTCTGTTTTGTTATAGAAAATCCCCTGTGCATCCAAAATCTTCTCCAATTTTTCTTCAAGTGCAAGATCTTTTTTATCTGTGTATAGTTCCACATCTAATTGCTTTACTTTAAAATACACCATTCCATCTGCGGAGAAATTATGACTACCCGGAGTCAAATAAATTAAAAATGGCGGTTCTGGAGATTCCCCTTCTGCAAAGTGATGATATGCAATAGGAATTCCAAGACCACCTAATAACTTCATAATATTTTTTAATTCCATCATTTCAATCCTTTCACGATCTTATCTTCAAGCTGTGATATGGCATAGGATTCCGCTGGTGCAATATGCACTTTTGCTTCTACCCTGCCCCC